GCCCTCCGCGACTGGGACACCGCCGACCCCCTCATCTGGTACTACCGCCCATACAGCCACACCGTCGCACTTCATCCGGCATACACCCTCACCGACGCCTACTACGACCCCGGCACAGCCGACCCCCGCCCCGACCCCGCCCATACGGCTGATTACACCACCGACCCCGCCAGCCCCAACACCATCACCCTAAATCCAGACACCTACCCCGACCCCGCCCGCATCCTCCTACGCCTCGTCATCCCCCGCCAGATCAGCACGCTCACCAGCATCGTCGTCGCCGCCCTCACCCTCCCCGCCGGCCTCCCCGCCGCCGCCGTCGCCAACGCCACCCCAACCCAACTCACGCTCCACCCACCCCTCAACACCCACTTCGACGCCGACTGGAACACCGGCCAACAAGTCCTCATCCACGCCGGCGAAGACCCCCTCTACCCCGGCCTCTACATCGCCGCCAGCTCCCCAGAAGTTCTGAACAAAGACACCGCCTGGCCCCTCTGGCGGCCAGCGGGCAAAGCCAACCGCTGGTACTGGGCCACCGCCAAAGACCCCGGCAACCCCATCTACACCCTCGCCCCCGCCCCACCAGCCTTAACCAACGTCTCCGACCTAGAAGCCGAACGCCAGGTCGCCCCCCGCGCCGCCGCCTACATCATCCTCGGCCGCACGGAAGACAAACACCCCGCCGCCGACTGGGCCGCCCGCGCCCTCGCCGCCCCCTGGCCCGCCCCCCGCGACGCCACCTCCCACGCCATCCTCCCCCGCGCCGACTACCTCTAGGCCATGCGCGCCAGCGCCGCCGCCCACGCCCTCGCCCTCGCCCTCCAAGACGCCCCCCGCTTCTCCGCCGCCGTCCTCCGTCGCCCCCTCCGCCCCTATCAAGCCACCCTCGCCCGCCAGATCGCCGCCGCCGCCCTCACCCGCTCCGGCCAGGTCATTACCACTATCTGGCCGCGCCAGAGCGGAAAGAACGAGACCCTCGCCCACGCCACCCTCTACCTGCTCTACCTCTACCAGCGCGTACCCGGGTCCGTCATCATCCACGCCGCCCCCACCTACGACCCCCAGGCCCGCAACGCCCTCGAGCGCGTGGTTGAGCTTTCCGCCGGCCACGCCCTACTCCGCGACCTCCACCGCCGCGACAACACCCTCACACTCCGCCACGCCCGCGCCATCTACATCAGCGCAAATCCCCGCGAACACCCCCTGGTAGGCTTGACCGCCAGCCTCTGCCTCATCATGGACGAGGCCCAAGACATCGAATCCGACTACGCCCGCCGCGCCCTCGAACCCATGCGCGCCGCCACCGGCGCGCCACTCATCGCCACAGGCACCGCCCGCCACAGCGGCACATACCTCGCCCAACTCGAACGCATCGCCACCCACCGCACCCGCCTCAGCTGGCGTGACGTCGCCCCCCACATCCCAGGCTACGCCGAGCACGTCCAGGCACAGATCGCCCTGCTCGGCGAATCCCACCCCATCATCACCAACGAATACCTGTGCCAAGACCTCGACGCCGCCGCCCACGCCATAGACCAACGCCGCCGCGCCCTCATCTTCAACCACGGCGACCACACCCACCACCCATGCCCCCAGCCAGATACCACCTACATCGCCACCCTCGACATCGCCGCCCCCGGCACCCACCACGACTACACCGTCCTCGCCATCCACTCCGTCAGCCCCGCCACCCCACCCATCATCACCACCCGCCACTACTGGGCCACCCAGGCCAACGTCCTCGACCCCGCCAGCCCCGCATCCGCCGACCTCCGCGCCCGCCTCGCCGCCTGGCGTCCCCGCGCCATCTACATAGACGCCACCGGCATCGGCGCCGGCCTCGCCACCATCCTCGCCGCCGCCGGCTACCCCGCCCGCCCCTTCACATTCACCGCACCATCAAAAACCCGACTCTGGGAAACCTGGCTAGCCCTCATCGAGACCGGCCGCTACCACCACTACACGCCCGCCCCAGACGACGTAGACGGCCAGCGCCTGTTAGCCCAACTCGAACACGTCCAGATCACCCAGCGCGGCCAATACCTATCCTGGGGCGTGCCGACCCATCAGACGTGGCAGCATCCGATCACCCTCCAAATCGAGCCATTGCACGACGACCACCTCATCGCCGCCGTCATGTCCGCCCTCGCCGCCGACGACCACATCACCCCAGCCAACGCAATCAGCTATGCCCAAGATCCGGATCCCTGGTAACCCACCACCACCACCACCCATAGTGGACGAGCCGCCACCTCCGCCCCCGCCCGCCGTCCCCCCGCCCCCCATAGTGGACGAGCCGCCACCTCCGCCCCCGCCCGCCGTCCCCCCGCCCCCCATAGTGGACGAGCCGCCACCCCCGCCCCCGCCCGCCGTCCCCCCGCCGCCCGTGGACGAGCCCCCACCCCCGCCCCCGCCCGCCGTCCCCCCGCGGCCGGTGGACGAGCCGCCACCCCCTGCACCCCCCGCCGCCCCCATCACCATCACCCACGCCGCCGCCACCACCACCCAGGCCAGCGGCCTCTACTGGCACGCCGCCTTGATCTCTGCCCCCGCCGGCCGCGCCCGCATCGTCAGCGTCAGCGGCCCCATCTGGGCCTGGATCACCCGCCCGGCCCCAAACCAAATCCAGATCACCGCCGCCAGCCCGGTCCAGGCCGTCGCCACGATTGAGATAGAAATCTTTTAGATGACAAACAAAAAAACCACCCTCACCGCCGCCGCCCTGGCCGCCGCCGCCCTCGCCGCCACCCTCGCCACAGCCCGCGAACTCACCCCGCCCCCGCCACTCGCCAGCCCCCTTTGCTGGCTAGACGCCGGCACCCTCCATTGCGCCGCCGCCCCCGGCGACATCATCCCCATCACCACCACCCAAACCTACACCGCCACCGTCCAGCAGACCGGCCTCGCCATCTACACCCCCACCATCCAAGCCGGCCAAACCCTCACCATCGCCGCCATCCCCCCACTCACCATCCCCATCATCAGCACCTGGCGCGCCGGCGCCGGCCTGGCCATCAGCACCCCCATCACGGCCACCCTCATCTACTACCAATACACCGGCCAACCCATCGCCGCCACCCTCACCACCCCCATCACCCCTGGCCTCACCCTCATCACCCCCATCACCAACCCCCACCCAGCCGACCGCGCCATCGTCGAAGCCCACCTCCCCGGCCTCATCCTCCGCGTCCCGGCCAAAATCCACGCCCGCTACTTCCCCATCGTGCGCCGACAGTCATAGCCACTAGTGGCATGTGGATAATCGACAGCGAATTCGACCCCAAGACCAGGCAAATTTGGATCGTCAGCGCAATCCAGCGCGGCGACCCCTGGCGCCCCCGCCAATGGCGCGAAGCCGAAGCCGCCCGCGCCTGGCTCGCCGCCCGCCCCGTCGGCGGATATAACCTGGTCGCCGAGATCAGCCTCGGCCTCATCACCCCCAGCCAGATCGTCCTAGACCTCTACACCTGGCTGATAGCCAGCCACCCCCAACTCAAAGCAGCCAGCCTCGACGAACTCATGCACCTCAACCTCGACCTCGACTGGAACACCCACGGCCGCGCCCCCTGGGGCGGCCCACTCCCCCCACAACGCCTCCGCGACGCCTCCTGGCGCTCCGTCTGGGTCATAGACCTGCTACGGATAGTCATCCGAGCCCGCGGCGGCGTCCGCTGGAAGGGCCAATGGTGGGACCTGCCGGCCTGGGAACTAGAATAAAAACACGATGATCCTTGAATCAGAATACGGCATCCCCATCCTCCCCCTCGAAGCCTGCGCCCCAGACATCCCCGCCCCCATCCTCGTCTGGGGCAGCTTCCGTAGGGATTACATACCAGCCGCCCCGGTCACCATCCATTGGTACACCGAAGACTACCGCTTCGGCCGCATGCCCGACCCCAACCGCTTCAAAGAAAGAACCATCGTCGAACCCAACTACACCCACGACCACTGGTCACTCGCCAGCTTCCTAGGCGCACTTTACAGAAAGCGCGAATACGCCTGGCACGCCGCCCAATACGGCGCCCGCATCATCGCCGACCTCTGGTACGCCCCCCGCCACCTCCACATCGCCTTCCACGGCCTCCCTGCCGGCTGGCGCGCCTACGCCTGGCGCGCCAGCCGCTACGACGACCCCGCCGACTGGGACGCCCGCCTCCAAGCCGCCGCACGCCACGCCGGCCAACCAATCATCCTCCTCGTGATCGGCGGCGGCCAGCGCGCCGCCGACTGGTGCCGCGCCAACGCCGCCCACCACCACATCACCCATCTACGAGATGCCGTCCCCCGCGCCAACCCCATAGACGTACCCGGTACACCCGGCCGCTGGACCGCCAACTAAGCCGGAGATAGGAGACAGGAGATGGGAGGAGGAGGCAAACGCCGCGGAAAGCGCACGCGCACCCGCCGCGCCCGCAGCCGCCGCACCCGAGATCGCAAAACCCCCAAAGACTCCGCAGAAATCCTGCGCGAAGCCCCGCGCTGGGTAGAGAGCCTGAAAAAGCTCAACCAGCGCCTCCTCGACCAGCGCGTCGAACGCATCAAGCAAGAACTCGCCCGCCGCAAAATCAAAGACCAGCGCGCCGCAAAATGGGCCCAAGAACTCAGCGAGCTATACGACAAATGGCGCCGCACCGACACGTTAGACTACGCCACCGCCAAGCGCATCAATCAGCTAAGAAGGAAACTCGGCCAGCCCCCCCAATTCCTCGAGGACACAATGTTTCTGTTGAGGCGCGAAGGCCCCATCCGCGGCCTGCGCGGCCAAATCCGCCACATCGTCGAAGAAACCCTCATCAACACCACCACCTACCTTGCGCTCGTTGCACCCGTTGTCACAATAGAAGCTATAGAACGACTCCAAGAAAAGACACCACAAACGCCACTCGAAAGACTCGAGCGAGACATGGAGCTATACCGGCGCGGCGAGACCCTCTACCTCTACGGAAAGCACATCCGCGAGCACGCCCACGCCTTAAGCAACATGGCCGATGAAATCTACAAAAACCAAGACATCCCCAAGCGCCAACGCGCCGAGCTCGCCAGCATGATCATAGACCGCGCCAAGGAACTGTACGAACTCTCCGACGAATACATGGACATAGGGCGAGACCTCATGGACATCCTGAGCGAGTGATCCTGCCGGCGCGTCCCCTGCCGGCCCCCCTGCCAGCCGCCGGCCAGTCCCCCTGCGCCGCGCCCGCCTGCCCCCCTGCGCCGCGTCCCCCTGCGCGCGCGATCCCCTGCCAGCCGGCCTGCTGTCCGCCGGCGGGTTCCCCTGCGCGCGCCGGCCCGGCCGGCCGGCCTGCCTGCCAGCCCCCGGCGGGTTTCCCTGCGCGCGCCGGCCCGGCCGGCCGGCCTGCTGTCCGCCGTCGGGTTCCCCTGCGCTGCGCCCTGGCCGCCGCCCCCCCCGCCCCCCGCTCCGCGCTCCGCGCTCCGCGGGGGGGCCCCGCTCCGAAATCTGGAGCGGAGTGCAACAAACCCCGTTGGGGCGTCCCCTGCCTCGGCTTCCCTTTGTCGTCCCGTCGGGGCGTCCCCTGCCTCAGCTACCGCTGTCGTCCGCGTCCCCTGCCGCTGGCGCGCCGCCCCTCCACCCCTCAGGGTAGCGCGGGCGCCCAGCCTGGCTGTCAAGGCTCTTCGCGCTCCGCTCCGCTCCGCGCTCCGACCCGCTCCGCGCTGGCGCGCTCCGCGGGCTTGCGGCCTTGACAGCCAGGCAGCCCGCGCTTCTGGGACGGTGGGAGGGGCGGCAAAAAATGGGCGCGCGCTGGGGTTAGTGTGCGTCGGACACTAGCCCTAGCCTACGGGCCGATCTGCGATACACTGCGCACATCGGAGCTGATCGCTTGCCTTCCAAGCAGGAGACCGCGGGTTCAAGTCCCGCTGCCCGCTCCTATGGATAAAATAGGTCAGGTGATCAGCAAAGGGCGTCCCGACATCATACGTATCAAGCTGCCGCCAGCGCCACAACAGGATGAATGGGTCAGTGCGAGAGAGGCAGCGCGCCGAGCAAACATCGAGCACGTGACGGTATGGAACTGGGCGAAACGCGGCGTCATCCCCCACCGGCGCGCGGGCCGTTTAGTGCTGGTGCCATCACAGCGAGTCGCGCAACTCGCGCAAATCTGGCATGAGCACGGCGCGCGCAGCCGTTGGCTTTTTAGGACCGGCGACCCAGATCATGCCTACATCCCGGTGACGCGGGCATGAGCCTCCGCCAGCTCATCCCCATCCCATACGGCGTAGTACCGGGCAGTGACGGTCACCGACCTATGCCCTAACAGCCTCGCTGTCCTAGACAGATCTAGTCCAGACCGCACACACCGCCTCGCAAAAGCGTGCCGCCAGCTATGCGGATTTACCCTACCAGCAACCCCCGCCCGTCTCGCCAGACGCCGGAGCATATGGCGTGCACCCGGCACAGTTAGCCGATCGCCCGCACGCCCGGGAAACAACGGGCCACAACGCCGATCGCCGAGATACACCCGCAGTGCCTCCACCAATCGCTCAGATAGATACAACATCACCAATCCCCCACCCTTCTGGCGCGCTATCACCCGCTTCCTGGCTACGTCTATATCCTCAACGTCGATCGACAAAATAGTGCCGACCCGGGCTCCGGTGTCGCGCAGAAAGAGCAGCAAGACGCGATCCCGGGCAGATGTCGCAGCCGCGATCAACCGCTCCGCGTCTTCGTCACTGATCGCCTTCGGCGGCATATCCGCCACCCTTATGCGAGGCCGCCAGCGGGCACATTCACGAGCGACGTACTTGCGCTCAACAGCCCAGCGAATGTAGGCCCGCGCAGCCGCGACAGTCGTTTGGACGCTTGCGTCCGCCAGCCCGCGCGCCCGCAGCCAACTAGGATACCGCTCAAGCAGCCTAAGCGACAAACGCCTACGCCCTACGTACTCAGCCAGCAAGGCCAGCTTATACGTGTAGTGGGCAACTGCGGCAGGAGACAGATCGCGCCCCGCGATGAACTCGTCAATGCGTATCTCACCCATACCCTCATCATAGATGTTAGGACTTGACAAGTACTAACATATGGATTAGAGTATGCGCCACATGGACAGCCAAGCACGCATCACCGCCATCGCCGGCCCAGCCCGCGCCATCTACATCTTGCATGTCATCGCGCGCCTGCAACGAGACGCCGCCCGCGGCGCCACCTGGACGCGCCTAGCAGACCGCCTTGTCGCCGAAGACACCGGCCTATCACACGACCAGGTTCAACGCGCCCGCCGCTGGTGGGCAGCGCTAGGCGTCATCCACACCATCTGCCGCGGCATCCCCCCGACCATCGAATACGACATCGCCGCCACGCTCTCGGCGTGGGAAGCCTGGCTGCAAGCCAACCACATCACGCCCAATTACGCGCCAGCGCGTAATCAATTACGCGCCAGCGCGTCAAGCTTTACGCGCCAGCGCGTCAAGCTTTACGCGCCAGCGCGTCCACTAGATCATGATCATGATGATGATGATGATCGCGCCCACATCCAAAAGCAAATCGCCCAAGCCGAAACCGCCGCCCGCGAACTCGGCATAGACCCAGCCCGCATACAGGAGGAATGCAATGCTTACCACCCCAAATACCCCGACCGCTACTACCTTAAGGCACTTCGCCAGCGCATCGCACAAGCGCAAGCCCCGCTCCCCGCCGCGCCACCTGCGCCACAGCGCGCCCGGGCCCGGGCCCGCAACAGCTTTATTCGCCGCCAAGTCCAATACACCGAAGAGCAACGAAAAGCCATAGAAGAAAGAGCTCGTCAGGAGCTCCTATCAGAAGCATACTCAGAGGAAAACACCGCCGGCCGCTCCCCCTAGCGGCCGGCGGGCGAATAACCCCGCGTCACCCAACAGGAGATTATAGCGATGCTCAGAGAAACACTCAAGCAAGACCAACAGCGCGCCGCCCGCGCCATCACCGCCACCCTCGCCGCCGCTATTGTCGCCCTGGGCGCTGCGTATACCGCAGTGCACAACTACAACCTATTCGCCAGATACTTACCTAGTAGCCAGCAGATATTCGCCCTGATCCCAGTGATCGCCTTAGAAGGATCGCTGCTGCTACTACTTGTCGCACAGTTCACCTGGCTAGTCGCGCCGGCCCAGCGGATCATCGCCGCGGCTGCGAGCTGGCTACTGTTTGGCTTACTGGCCATCCATACCCTGATAGACAGTTGGATCCAGGCCGGCAGCCAACCCCCAGACTGGTTAGCACTCTACGCCAACTTCGCCTTGCCCATCACCCCAGTCCTAACCACCGCAATCTGGAAACTCATCATTGACTCTGACCCCGCCCGGGCCCGGGCCCGCGCCCGCGCCACCCTCGAAGCGGCCATCGAGCAGGCCCAACACGAAGCCACCCTCGCCGCCCTGGACCGAGCCGAGATCACCGCCGCCATCCAGGCCCACACCGACGCCGTCGCCCAGGCCGCCGCCCAACGCATCATCACCACCGCCCCCGGATCCGCATCCCCCCCAAAGATCACCCCACCGCGCCCAAAAGCATCCCCGGCCATGAATGGCGTCGCTGCGGCCGCGGATGGGCACTCTGGCAAGTGACCCGCGAGAACGGCCGTCGCAAGCGCACCTATGTGCGATATACCAGAACTGATACAATCTAGCCACTCACCCTCACCCACATCGGCAGGCCGGCGCCCCACGCCGGCCTTTCCCTTTCGTAGCGCTGACCGAGCCCGGGTACTCACCCGCTGTGCTCATCGGCCCGAGCCCGGGTACTCACCCGCTGTGCTCATCAGCCCGAGCCCGGGTACTCACCCGCTGTGCTCATCGGCCCGAGCCCGGGTACTCACCCGCTGTGCTCATCAGCCCGAGCCCGGGTACTCACCCGCTGTGTTCATCGGCCCGAGCCCGGGTACTCGCCCGCTGTGCTCATCAGCCCGAGCCCGGGTACTCACCCGCTGTGTTCATCGGCCCGAGCCCGGGTACTCACCCGCTGTGCTCATCGCTGACCCGCCCGAGCCCGGGTACTCGCCCCCACATCTAGCCTAGAACTTGCGTTCTACGCCATATCTAGGTACAATCCATCCAGAAAGATGCTATGGCCCGTGCTACCCCACATCGTCCGGGCAGTGGAGACAATCCGCGCCGCAGCAGCCGACCCCGCCGCGATTCTGTATACGCCAGTCACTACACCGACGACGAACTCTGCCGCATCATCGCCGCCCTCGACGATCCAGGCAGCGACCTCTCCGGCGCCATCGAAGCCACCCACGTCATCCTCGACCGCATCCTCGCCCGCCTGGATACAGAAACCGACCCCGACCGCTGGATCCAACTCGCCCGCACCTGGGGCGACACCACCACCCGCCTAGCCACGATCATGCGCACCCAACGCATCTTGTCGGAGCAATCGGCCGACACCCTCGCCGGCCACATCGCCGCCGCGCTGGATGAAGTCGCCGCCGCCCTCGGCGCCAACCTATGACCCGCGACCACGACCCCCACGCCTACACCATCGCCCAGGCCATCCGCCGCGCCCGCGGAGATTGTCCCCCGCCCCCCGACCGCGCCATCCACGCCGAGATCGAAGCCATCTCCCGCCGCCTCGCCACGATAGAGGCCCGCATGACGATCGTCACCGCGATCGTCGCCGCCATCGCCGCCAGCACTGGCATCCCCGCGCTGGCCCAAGCCGCCAGCGCAGTACTACTAAAGTAGGAAAACCCAATGGACGAGATAAACGACACCACCAGTAGGGGCGAGCCGCCGGCTCAACCCGACCCGCAGCCACCCGCTCAGCCCGACCCGCAACCCGCCCCAGAGCCGCCGGCTCAACCCGCCCCAGAGCCGGCCCCGGCCCAGCAGCCCGACCCAGTCGCCGCCGCCCTCAAACTCGCCGCCGACGCCCTCGCCCGCCTCGCCATCGCCACCGAGCGCGAGATCGTCCCAGAACTCATCAAGGGCGACACACCCGAACAAGTCCAGGCCAGCATCGAAGCATCCCGCGCCGCCTACCGCGCCGCCATGCGCCACATCCAGGCCAGCCTACCCCCAGCCCCGCCGCCGGCGCCCCCCACCACGCTCGAAGAAGCAGACCCCCTCAGCATGATCGCACGAGGTCTCAGGAAACAACAGTAAGCCATGGCTATCTCACTCACCGAAAGCGCCAAGCTATCCACCAACCAAGTCCACCGCGGTGTTGTAACAACCGCATACACCCACTCAGACATCCTCAAATATCTCAAGTTCGAGATAGTGCGCGGCAATGCGCTCCAGTACGCGCGTGAACAGACCGCCAGCACCGCCGCCGTCTACGACCCGGGCGACACCATCGCAGAGAGCACGATGACCGTGAGTCAAATCACGGTTGCGCTGAAGCGCATCATCGGCGACGCCCTCATTGACGAATTCGCCGCCCAAACCCGCTCAGACTACGTAGACCAAACCGCCGTCCAGATCGCGGCAAAAACACGTGCTGTGGCCGCGCTCTTCGAGCAACTATTCATTGTCGGCGACACGGCCAGCAACCCCAAACACTTCGACGGCCTCCGCGTGATGGTCACCGGATCGCAGAGAATAGGCGCAGGAAACGGCGCACCAAACGGCGCCAGCCTCACCCTCGACGACATGGACCGCCTGATTGATCAGTGCAGCCCGCGTCCCGACCTACTCATCATGACCCAGCGCTCGAGGAGAAAGCTCGCCGCCCTCTTCCGCGCCAGCGGAACCAGCATGGAAACCCGCGACGACTTCGGCGTGCCGATTTCCTACTACGCCGGCATCCCCATCGCCATCTCCAACTGGATAGGCGACAACCTCACCAAAGGCACATCCAACGACTGCTCCGAGATCTACGCAATCTCCCTCCAACCCTCAGTTGGAGTCGTGGGCTTGCAGGGCGAAGCCGGCACGCTCACCATCGAGCGCCCCGACATCGGCACTGTGAGCCTGCCCGGGCCCCAACTGGTTGACCTCGGCCCATCCGAGACCACCGACGCCAAGCGCTACCGCGTCCGCTGGTATGTAGCGATCGCGCTCTACAGCAACCGCGCCGCCGCCTGCCTAGACGGAGTCCGCCCATGACCGACCTAATCAACCCATCCGCCCTACCGCTCACCCTCGCCCTCGCCGTGCTCATCGAGCGGTTATGGGAGTACTTCGCCACCCCGCTCACCGACCAGCTCCCAGCCGCCTACCGCCCCATCGCCAACCGCTACGGCCCGGTCCTGCCGGCGGCCATCCTCTGCGCCGCCGCCGGCCTCAACCTACTCGCCCCCGCCGTACCCGGCCCCATCGGCCTCGCCCTCACCGCCCTACTGGTCAGTGGCGGCGCAAACCTCATCCACGACCTCACCCAGCGATGAGATTCACCATCCGCACCCCCAATCCAGACTTCTGCGGCTTTCGCTGCGGGCTGGAATTCAAAAACGGCCTCGCCTACACCGACGACCCAGTCGTAGCCGACTACTGCCGCAACCTAGGCTACTCCGTAGAGGAACAGGACATCACCGGCGGCCCAATCAAACGACCAAAGCGCCGCGACGATGAATGATCACCCAGCGCGACTACGCCACCCTCCGCGCCTTCTGGCAGGGCGACCAATACCCCACCACCGGCCGCCGCCGCCGTGACGAAGTCCGGGTGGTGGCCAATTACGCCGCCGACCTCATTGCCAAACATACCCACGCCACAATTGCCGAGCTGGGCGACCTCCCCCCCATCCCCCCGCTCACCCTCTACCGCGCCATCGCCGATGCCATCGCCCTGGGCGATGCCTACATCTACTGGCATCGCACCCAAAACACCTACATCTACCTCCCCCCCGAATCCGTCACCTGGCCCGACCCCACCGACCCCGCCAGCCCCGCCACCGTCCGCCTCCGCCCCGGCTACACCGAGATCTGGCAGCCCCACACCCTCACCATCCAGCACAGCCCGGGTACGGGCGCAGCGCCGCTGCGCCCCACAGCGCCGCTGCGCCCCACCCACCGCCACCCCTGGCCCCGCCCACCCCTCGCCCACATCCAAGGCGCGCCCGACGGCAGCAGCATGCTAGAGCAGATCGCCCCCCTGTGTAGAGCACTGAACGAAAGAATCTCGCAGTGGCTATGGCTCATGCGCACCCAGGCCAGCCCCCCCATCGTCACCCGCGGCCTGGATAAGGCTGTGCTCAGGGTTGAACCCGGTGAAATCTGGCCCCTCCCCCAGAACGCCAGCGCCGACATCCTCAAACTCCTAGACAGCAGCACCGCCAACATCCACGTCCAAGCAATTCACGAGTTGCAGCGGATAATCCGCGAGGTCACCGGCACTCCCGAGATCGCCTACGGTTTCGGGTCAGCGCAGTTATCGGGCGAGGCCCTCCGCCAAGCCATGCTCCCCCTCACCACCGCCGCCCGGGCACGCGCCGCCCTCGTGCGCGCCGCCCTCGATCCCCTCATCCAGATGATCCAGCAGCCATGACCCGCGACGAACTCCGCCGCCTCGCCCGCGCCATCATCGCCCCCGCCGGCCCAGCCATCCCCGACGCCGCACTCGACGCGGCATTGGACGTGGCCTTGGCCATATATACGTCGCACGTCAGCCCCACCCTCGCCCTCACCCTCAACATCCCCCCAGGCGCCACCGCCACAGATGATCATGGCGACTACACCACCTACACCATCACCAACGCCGCCGCGGCCGAGGCCCTGGCAGACCCGGCCACCCAGATCACCATCGCCGACCTCCGCCCCGCCTGGCGATTAACCAGCGCCACCCCCACCACCGCCACCATCCGCATCTACGCCACCAACCTACCCAACCCAACCCCCCTCACCCTCTGGCGCCCCGCCATCCCATCCGCCCACCCAGACGCCCACGCCGCCCCCATCGCCATGCTCGCCGCCGCCTCCTACCTTTTGTCCGAGTCCGCCCGCCTCGCCCAGGCCGGCCAAGACCGCGCCTCCGACTCCCTCTCCGATCTCTCCAGCACCCTCTACGGCCGTGCTACCCAGTTACTACGCAGGAGCTAACCCATGCCACTCCCTTCCCTAGCCGACCACCGCGCCCAGGTCCGCGCCCACCTCGACGCCCTAACATCAGCCGCAGTCTATACAGACGACGAAATCAACCAAGCCCTGCTCACCGCCCTCGGCGTCCTCGCCCGCTACGTCCCCATCACCCGCACCATCATAAAGTCCGTCACCGCCGGCCAGACAGCCATAGACCTTGCCCCCGACTGCCCCGCCGAAGCCGTCACCGAAATCATCTGGCCCAACGGCGCCACCACCACAGAATTCAGCGTCCGCAGCACCATCATTTACCCCCGCGCCCCCGCCCCGGCCAACGGCAACGCCACCATCGTCTATCGCCATCAGCCCGCGATATACGGCCACAACAACACCATGGACTGGTACCCCCACGCCTACCGCGCCGCCGTCACCCTCCACGCCGCCGGCGCCCTCGCCCTCGCCCGCGCGGTCGGCCTCGCCGAAACCGACCCCGCCAAAGCCGCCCAGATCAGCTACGCCGCCCAACGCATCCTCGCCGACGCCATGGCCATGATGAGAGGCGACCTACAACCATATTTCGTCAGAACATAGGGATGCTCTACCAACCCACCCTCACCCCCGCCACCCTTCCAGGTACCCGCGCCGACGTGCGCGCCCACCTCCGCGTCCACCTCCCCCAAGCCCCCGCCGACGATTCCTCCCTCGACGCCGCCATCGCCGCCGCCCTCCGCGACTGGGACACCGCCGACCCCCTCATCTGGTACTACCGCCCATACAGCCACACCGTCGCACTTCATCCGGCATACACCCTCACCGACGCCTACTACGACCCCGGCACAGCCGACCCCC